CTCCATATAAACTATTAGTTCCTACCTCTATATCGTCTACCATTTCTTCTAATTGTGGATATAAGTTTACTAATTGTTCTTTAGTAATATAAGTAGATAAAATAATACCAGAGGCATCTCTGAAATATCTATCTCTTGAAGCTGGGTCTACATAAACTCTAAATGGGTCTACATGCGTATACTTTACTTCACCTCGTCCAAAATCATCTTCTGGGTCAACATAAACATACATATATCCAAGACCTGTTACTGCATAGTCATGAACTACTTGTTTAAATACTGTATCTCCTTTTGATATATCCCACACATATTCTAATATACCACTCCAAACATTAGCAAGTCTATTGTCTGAATCTTCTCTACCAATAGCCATAAATCTAGCTGGTTTAGAAGTAAGAAGTGATTTTAGTTTATCTACAGCTGCATATACTCTGTCAATAACAAAATCTGCTTGTCCAACAGATTGTAATGCATCTGATTCGTCTGAAGTGTAATGATTTCCTAATACAAAATCAACGGCGTTTCTAGCTTCAACATCCCATGTTTCTCTAGCATCTCGCCATCTTCTAAACAAATCTCTAGTTATTTGAGGTTTTGATTTGTTGTCGTCGTATTTGATAGTATTCTCCCAATTTAAATTTTATAACGAAAATACTATTATTTTTTTGTCTATGTCAAGATATTATTAGGTTTTTTGACCAGTAATCCAAGAAATTGCTCGTTTTACACCCATCTCTGGGCCTTTTTCCGAGTTTTCATTAAACTTGTCTCTATCCATTGCGGAACTTTTTGGAGGCTTTGCAGTAGTAACACTATACCACAATCCATCTAAAAGGTCGTCATTTCTACCTTTTGGAAATTCGAACATCTCATCTACCAATTCAACATGTTCTTTTTTAATATACAATTTTTTACCATTTACTATTGGACATAATAATGCTTCTAATCTATCTTCTTTTTTAATACCATTAGGAGGTCTAACTCCTTGTGCTAGTCCAGGAGCTAGCTTTCTATCTTTTCCTGACAATTGATTT